CTGCCGTGATAACCAATGATCGCGGAAACAACCAAGGAGGAACCGTGAAGATCACAAGAATCAAAATCGTAGCCCTTGCCCTCATCCTGGCGCTGATCGGGTCAGGGGCCGGTGTTGCCAGTGCGGCGCTGGCTTCTCCGTCGTACGTGAACAACGCTCAGGGAGCCGCCTACACGGCGCGAGAAACCCTGGAGAAGTACCGCGCCATCCCGAACGGCACTCACTACCGAGTGAAGTGTACCGGCTACTACATCGCCGGTAAGGTCGTAGCAGGTCATCACCCGATCAAGGTGGTCTGCTACATGTACCCACGCAACAGGTGATCGACTAGAAAGGAGACTACGATGCGGATACTGGAGCCGGCTGGTCGGAATCAGCCGCTACGGCTCCAAGTCCTACGTAGAAGCAACGTCAGACTTGCCTCAGGCCATGCCGTGCGCAATACCTCTGAGGCAAGTCTGACAAGCGAAAACAGACAAGCAACAATGGGGGGCGGCAGAGCGCCGTCTTCAACTCCGAAAGGGGAAAAATGTTCAACAACTCCATAAGGCGGCTGAGCTTTGCCGCCGCCGCGGTCGGGCTAGCGTCCGGACTCGCGCTGACGGTAGCACCGGCTCACGCAGCCACGCCCAGCTGCGGCTCTAGCTGCGTGGAGCCCTTCTCACATGAGTGGGGGCACAACCAGGTCCTGGACGCGAAGGGAGGAGGAGTCGGCTTCGGTGGCCAGGAAATCATTCTGTTCCGGGCCAGTCACGACGACGCCGCGGAAGACTTCACCTACTCGTTCCAGGGCACGGTGCACAACCTGGTAGGCCTCGGCCTCCTGGCTCCGGCTACGTTGGTCCACTACGCCAACGATCAGGCCTTCGAGCTGGAGTACTCGCCGCTCGGGTTCGATAGCGGACTGTGCGTCGGCACGTGGCCGCAGCCTGGCCAAGTCCCATCTGGATTCAGGCTCCGCCTCTTCCTCTGCGGCGTGTCCGCACGAACCATCTGGATCGTCGACCACTTCGGTACTGACGGGAACGCTCCCGGCTTCGGCACCGTGATCAGTGGCACGACGACCAACTTCAGTCACCCACCGGTCTGGACCTACCCGCCAGGCGCTACACCGTTCGACTTCCCGCGGCCTGACGTCAGAGTGTTCACCCAGATCAGCTTCTCCGGCGGCACGCACCCCAGCTCTCAGCAGTGGGGCGCACGCTTCGGCGTCCTGCCGTAACCAGACAAGGAGCAACATGTTCAACCCCAACGGCGCATCCAACAGTCAGGTAGTCCTGGAGCGCCCCGAGAAGCCTAGCAACATCGTTCAGGCGTTGCAGCAGGCCTTCCCGATCCTCGACTAGCCACGAACGTCCTACTGCGCAGGATCACAAAGTCTAGGCAGTTCTAGCGCCTACGCAGTAGGGCCTTGGAGGTTAGATGGACGATCTACATCGACAACTTATGCGATCAAAGCGGACGTGGAGAAGGAGGAAGCGAACGGTCATCGGGAGAGAATGGACGCCACCCGGGCTGCAGGACGTAACAGGAGGCGTATGGTGCAAAAGGTGTCATATCAGACATCCTTACAACGGCAGAGACAAACTCGGAATCGACTACGAAGCCCGAGAAGGCAGAATTACGTTCCTGTGGCTTTGCCCAGTTAGCAACGACGTCGTAGGCGAACTCAAACCAAAGGAGGAATCATGATCGCAACACTAGTAGCAATCTATCGCAGGTGGCCACTCAGGCCTCACTGCGGATCGGCCAGGCACACGGTACTGTGCAGGCTAGCCGCACCTCTGCTCAGGATCGTAGACGGCCCGCGATGCGGGAACTTCGACGGATGATAGAGACTTGGGACAAGCTCTACCACTTCCAGCAGGTCGGTGTTGAGAAGCTCAACGGAGCTGAGTCAGCACTTATCGCCGACGACATGGGCTTGGGGAAGACGTACGAAGGCATAGCGCGCGACCTCAAGCTCAACAACCCGCACATCTTCGCAGGCCACCCTACGCTCATCGTAGCGCCATCAGGATCGCACTGGAACACCTGGGTCAGAGTGATTCGGGAGCTAGTAGGCGAAAAGACTCCGATTTGGGTAATCGATCGGAAGAAGCGTGTTCTCCTCGACCAAGCGATAGAGAAGGCGCTGAAGGAAGGCGGCTGGCCTCGCTACGTCATCATTCACTACGAAGCTCTACGTCTCATGCCAGTGCTCAAGGACGTCGAATGGTTCCACATCATCGCCGACGAAGTGCACCGGATTAAGAACCGCGCCGCGCAGCAGACACGAGCGATGAAGGCACTCAAGACGAAGTACAAGACTGGCATCAGCGGGACTCCTGCAGACGACAAGCCACAGGACATCTGGAGCGTCCTCAACTGGCTCTGGCCGCGCGAGTTCAAGTCGTACTGGAGATTTGTCAAGGAGACCTGCGTATTCGAAGACGAGCAGCTGCAGAAGATGAAGTACGGCAAGAGCTTCAAGCAGATCATCGGCGTGAAGCCCGAAGGTGCAGCGAAGATGCTCGAGACGATCCGACCTTGGTACTTGCGTAGGCACAAAGACGAGGTCGGAATCGATCTGCCAGAGAAGACGTACACCGAGCGCTTCGTGACCCTTCCGCCCAAGCAGCGCAAGGCCTACGACGAGATGCGAAAGGACATGCTCGCTTGGGTAGGAGAGAACAGAGACAAGCCGCTCGCTGCAGGCGTCGCCATCGCACAGCTAGTCCGACTCCAACAATTCGCCCTAGCGTCTGTGGACTTCTCGCCAGAGGGGAAAGTCACGCTCGTCGATCCGAGCATCAAGCTCGACGACCTGGAAGAGATCGTCGACGGCAACCCAGACGAATCAATCGTCGTGTTCAGCCAATCGAGGAGCATGAGTCATCTTGCTGTACGGCGTCTTGAGGCTAGAGGAATTGTCGCTAAGCCGTATACTGGTAGTGTCAATCAACACGACCGCGACCTCTATGAGGCAAGGTTCCAGGCTGGTAGCATTCAGGTTCTCTGTGGGACGATCGCAGCTGGAGGGGAGAGTATCACTCTTCACCGATCTTCCACAGTCGTATTTTTCGACAGAGCTTGGAACCCTACTAAGAACCGGCAGGCTGAGGATCGAGCACACCGTATCGGCCAGATCCACCCCGTTCAGATCATCGATATCATCGCGCACAACACTGTCGACCTCGGACGCAAACAGCGAATAGCGAACAAGTGGAGTGCCTTGGAGTGGATCCTAGGCGACAAGACCTACAGGGAGGACTACCTCAATGCTTGACCCATGCTTCATCGAAGTTCAGGAACGACTCACGCCGATGATTCTCTCCGCTCTGGAGACTCAGAGTTTCGGCTTGCAGATCGTCAGCTGGCAGTTCGTCTTCATTCCTCAGATTCCAACGCCCGTAGGACCAAGGCCGGGCTTCGGCGCCTACTACCAAGCGAGAGGAAGGCTGCTTGGTACCGAGAACTACCTAGCCAACCTCTCAGGCTGGACCGACTCCTGGATCACGCAGGAAGGTGTCGACGAGGCGATCAGGCACGGCTGCGACAACCTACGAGAGCAACTGCAGCAGCAGTCCATCATCGCCGACGGTCACGGAAGCTGACATGAGCGACATGTACATGTCGCCGATAACCGACGAGCACAAGATGCTTGCGTATGCGGCGAAGAGATCCGAGACAGATCGCTTTTCCAACCCGGATGGTGACGGCGTTACAGTGCACTATCATTCAGCAGACGAGCAATGCGAGGATCGAGCGCATCGGTTCTACATCGACGGAAAGGAGGTAGTGATCGGTGGCTAGAGTTGTGATTCTTTCGTTCAACGACAACGATGCAGCGGAGCACTTCATCGAGAGTGTTTGGACTGTGCAAGACGGAGAGGTATCGTCTGAGCAGCTTCAGACGGAGACTATGGCAGCTGGAGCTATTGCTGCTGCATGCTCCAAGATCGAAGCGATGGTAGCTAGACCAACTATCGCGTGCAAATGCAAGATCCTCTCCAAGCGTGCGAAGCAGTGGCGGCGCAGCAACCAAAGTAAGTTCGCCGTCTACGACGGGACGAGCGGCTGGTACAGGACTGAACGCTTCGGCTGGTTCGTGCATCGTCCTTGCAACAAGCCCAATCGCTTCGTAGTATCAAGGTTCATCAAGAACATGGTCATCGGCGCCGGCTGCAAAGACCTCCTCCCCGAGCTCGACGAGCGTCTGTACCCAGAGCCGGAGGAGAGCATCGAGGACCGCGAAGAGCGCCTTGCCGAAGAGCGCACGCCGGAGGAGCTCGAGGCGATTCGCGAGGAGACCAACCCTGAGCGATGGACCGAGAACGTCATCACGTCCTTGTAATACAAGGGGTTGTGCTACAAGAGGATCCCATGATATAATTATCGTAGACAGCCTAAAGGAGTCCGATGCAACCTGACAAGCTCGTACACGAAATACATACTACCGAGCTCAGGTCATTCCGAGGCTGCCGCAGGCGTTGGAACTGGTCTTTCGGTCTCGACCTCCAGCCTGCGAAGACACCGTCGGTGTTCGAGTTCGGTATCGCCTACCATAAAGGCATGGAGGCGATGTACAACCCCGAGACCTGGAACGCTCCGAGACAACTCATCGCCCAGTTCGCAGAGGCGGCATTCTTCGACGAGGCACAGCGACAGAAGAAGGCGTTCTATGCTCTGCAGGACAGGGGCCTGGGCGACGATGAGGAGCGCGACTACGAGGACCAGGTAGCGCTCGGTCGTGGAATGATTCACTGGTACGTGATGAATCATCTCCCCGTAGCCGAGTTCGTACCTATCTACGTCGAGGTCAAATTCCAGGTGCCGATCAAGGACTACAACGGTCGACAGCTCTACTGCAAGTGCGACAAGTGCTGGGTCAAGCAGGTCGCTACAGATCCCGGTTACGACTGGGACGACAATCTGGGTCGAGAACTCTGGCGCGGACTGCCTGCCGTCTACGAAGGTCGCATCGACGTCATCGTCAGAGACAACAGAGGCGACTACTGGATCGTAGACTGGAAGACAACGATACGCCTGATGGGCGAGGACGCAGACGTCATCCTCGAACTCGACGATCAAGTCACCGGCTACGTCTGGGCGCTGAGGCAAGCGCTAGGCCTCAACATCCGAGGCTTCAGGTATATCGAACTGAAGAAGGGCTACCCCAAACCTCCTACGGAACTCAAGGTCGTACGTCTAGGAAGATCGTTCAGCGTCAGTCAGAGCGCGGATACCGACGTACAAACGTTCACCCAGACAGTTCGGCTACGCGATCCGCAGGCCTACAGCGCCGGTCTGTACGGCGAGTACCTGGGCTGGCTCGCATCTGAAGGGCCTCGTTTCATACAAGACCACAAAGTCTACAAGCGCCCGGTACAACTCGAGAACTTTGGTCAACACCTCTACGAGACAGCGCTCGAGATGCTCAACCCTAACCTCGCGCTGTACCCCTCGCCAGGACGCTTCTCCTGCGGCTTCTGCGCTTACAGGGAGCCGTGTCTGGACAAGGAGCAAGGCGGCGACTACCAGTACGCACTTGATACGTTGTATGAAGTCAAACCAAGGTACTACGCACTACGCGAAGCATCAACAGACAAGAAAGGTATAGGTTAACATGCCAGACGACTTCGAGTTCGAGAAGGACAAGTTGCCTCCTAAGGAGGAAGTACCAGAGCAGAGCGAGCGACGAGTGTTCGCAGGCATTCCGATCGCTCCTCCAGGCATGACTGTCCCTTTCGTCAATACTATGATCTACGGGCTGCCTGGCTCAGGCAAGACTCACCTCGCGGGTCACGGAGCGAGCTCGAGGCATCTGGGACCGATACTGTACGTAAATGCGGAGGCGGGGACATCGACGCTGAAGAAGCTTAAGCTCCAGGAAGACATTATGATCATTCCTGATCCTGAAGTCCAAGGCGCGATCAACTGGGAGCAGTTCGAGTCCATATACGACGAGCTCGACCGTCAATGCTACAACTCAAAGGACTCGCCCGACTTCCGGACGGTAACGATAGACACAGGTACCGAGCTACAGAAAATCAATATGGAATGGGTCATGAAGCGCACACTCTCTGCGCATCCAGATCGCGACCCAGACGTTCCCGGTCTTCACGACTGGGGGGCATCAACCAACCGCATGAGGAAGTACCTGCGAATGTTCCGCGACCTACCGCTGAACTTCATCTTCCTCTGCCACGAGGCTGCCGAGCGGGACAACAAGGGCGTACTGTGGAAGCGTCCCGACCTGCCCGGCAAGCTGGCGAATCAGGTAGCGGGCCTGTTCGACCAGGTAATGTACCTATACACGAAGGAGGGCACTACAGGAGACGAGACCAAGCCGACGGAGATTCGGCGGATGCTGCTGACGGGCGCGCTTGAGGGATTCGTGACGAAGGACCGCTCAGGTAACCTTCCTCTCGTCGTGCAGGATCCAAACATGAACGTCATCTTCGAACTCATACATCAATGAAAGGTACGAGGTACAAGGTATGTCCATCAAGGTCAACACCGTATCAGATCGCGAAGCAACGTCAGGCGACGGCACCGGCTTCCTCCCCTCAGGCAGCTACCACGTCATCATCACCGACGTCGAGTTCGCCGAGTCACAGTCGGAAGCGAACCCCGGCAAGCCGCTCCTCAAGTTCACCTCGGACGTGCAGGACGGCCCGTACGCCGACAGGCAGGTCAAGTGGACCGCGTGCTGCTGGGAAGGTGCGCTCTACACGATCATCAACCTGCTCAAGGCGCTCGACATGTACAACGACGCAACCTCATCAGGCGGGCTCGACATCCCCGACGCTCCCGAGGCGTACATCGGCCAGCACGTCATGGCTCGCCGAGGCGTGAACAAGAACGCCAAGAAGCAGAACCCGGAGGACGACCCGATGTCCTGGATCGAGGTCCGCGGCTTCGCCCCCTGGAAGGAAGGCCAGAGGTCTGGCACTCCTGCTCCTGGCACCGGTAGCAGGGAGCGCGGCGCCGCTAGCGTCCTTCCGTAACAACAAGCCGGGGCAAGGCCAAGTCGCAGGTAATACCAGGCATTACTCCGTTTGTCAGCAGAGAGCGACTGGACGGACCTGGAGCCTTGCCCCCTGATGGGTGGGAGCCTAGAGAACAATGGCAGGACTAGTCGACTTCTTCGCAACTGCATATGGAGGTACGACTGGATACATCTGTATAGCTACCCGTAGACCCGAAGGCAAGTTCCTAGAGCACTTCTTCAAGTACCCTGACGAGGCAGTAAGAGCTGAGGAAGTCGTACGGTCAAGAGCTCTGATAGAGAACGTGTACTTCTGCCCACAACTACTGAAGGATAGACGCCGTGTCAAAGCCAACGTCGGACTCGTCGGATGCATCTGGGCAGACCTCGACGAATGCCATCCCCGTCACATGCTTGTTGAGCCTTCAATTGCCTACGAAACATCTCCAGGACGTTATCAGTCGCTCTGGACACTTGATGAACCTTGTGACCCGGAAGAAGCCGAGGACGTTGCCAGGCGCATTGCATATCGCCATTCCGGCGAAGGTAGTGATCGTAGTGGATGGGACCTCACTCAGCTTCTCCGCATACCTGGAACTCGAAACTACAAGTATGGTCAGGGTGCAGAAGCACCTAAGGTACGAGTCCTTGGCTGGAACGACAACACTTACGGACTTGATGAATTCCGCAGTCGTTACGATCAGGTTGCCGGATACGAGTACCTAGACGTTCCGTTCCCCGAGTTCGTTCTAGAAGACGGAGAGAAGATCCTTGAACGCAACAGGTTCAGGCTCAACGGAGCCTCATTCACTCTCTTCCACAGGGAGCCAGAGACAGATCGTAGCTCAGCCCTCTTCAGATTGGAAATGTACTGTCTGGAAGCTGGACTTCCACTATCGGAAGTATTTCAAGTATGTAGAGACGCGGCATGTAACAAGTTCTCCGATCAGCCTATACGCCTTTGGAAGGACGTATGTAGAGCTCAGTCTCGGCATGCCGAACAGTCGAGGATGGCCACTCTGCCGCCTGGTACTGAGCTGGCGCTCGTCACACGAGCAGAAAGAGAAGCTGTAGCAAGGGAGCCATCGTTCATTGAGAGGTACGTAGACTGGGCGAAGCAAGTGGGAGACGCAGCGATTCAGTATCATGAGGCCGGAGCCTTTACTGCGTTGTCGACGCTTCTTGCCGGTTCTATCAGGCTCCTCACCCGATATGGGTCTATTCAGCCGAACCTCTGGTTCATGATACTAGCGGATACGACGCTGACACGAAAGTCGACAGCGATGGATTTGGCAATGGACATAGTGCTGGAGATCGATCCTGACCTTCTGCTAGCAACGGATGGGTCGATCGAAGGCTTCATGCAAGCGCTGTCGACACGGCCCGGACGCGTAAGTCTGTTCCTACGCGACGAGTTCACTGGCTTCATGGAGCAGATGAGCAAGAAGGACTACATGTCAGGAATGAAGGAGTTCCTGACAAAGATGTACGATGGCAGAACGCAGAAGCGTCTCCTGCGGAAAGAGGAGATTGTAATACAAGACCCACGCGTAATACTCTTCGCAGGCGGCATCAAAACAAAAATGCAGCGCATCGTCGATACCGAAGACATTGAGTCCGGCTTCCTACCTAGATTCGTTTTCATAACAGCTGAGTCCGATCCCTCCAAGGTGCGCCCGCTTGGACCGCCAGAGGAAGAGAATCTCGCAGGGCGCGAACGCATCGCTGCTGAGCTCAGGGAGATAGCCAAGGCTCACGAACATACTGCACCTATCCAGTTCAAAGGCAAAGTGATCGGCGTTCAAAGCGTGCCTGTGGATGTTGGGATGTCAGAGCGCGCGTGGGCCAGGTATAACGAGGTTGAGCAGACTCTGACGCAGCTAGGCGTTGACAGCGGAGAAGACCTACGTGTAACGATGGTTCCGATGTACGTACGCCTAGCCACATCGATTCTTAAGGCGGCGATGCTACTGGCAGCGTCGAGATGTCTGGAAGGCCGTGTCGTTGTAGAGGAGAAGGACATTATACGCGCGGCAGCCTACGGAGATGTTTGGCGTCGCTATGCACAGGACATTATTGTCAACGTTGGTAAAGGACCGCTTGAGCATAAGATCGAGCTCATTCTGCATGCTATCCAAAGGAGAGGCAACTTCGCTCGGTCGAAGCTCATGCAGACCTACCACCTAACAGCAAGAGAGATGGATGACATAGAGAAGACGCTCATTGGCCGAGGCCTGATTGCCAAGGGCGGAGAGGGAAGAGCAACTACGTACAACAGCCTACTGGGCAAGGAGGAAAGATGACCAAGGCATCTGCAGGAGTCGCAATCGTCAGTGGCGGACTGGACAGCGTTACCATGCTGTACTGGCTCGTCGATCACGGGTATAGGCCTCACGTGCTGTCGTTCGAGTACGGACAGCGTCACGTCAAGGAGCTCGCCTTCGCAGCAGGAGCTGCTGAGAGGTTCGCTCTCGACTGGACATCCATCAACATCACCGACTACGGCCAGGCCATCCACGACTCCGCTTCGTCAATCGTCAACCCTGACGTAGACGTGCCGGAAGGCCACTACGCAGCCGAGACGATGAAGCTGACAGTCGTTCCGAACAGGAATATGGTCATGAACTCCATCGCAGTCGGTGTATGCGTCAGTCAAGGCGGACACTACGTCGCAGCAGCGCCGCACAACGGGGACGCAGCTATCTACCCCGACTGCAGGCCAGACTTTTGGTACACACTGACCAAAGCTGTCCTAACTGCCAATGTCGGCTTCATCAGCGACGACTGGCACTTCGAACTTCCGTTCCTCTACAGATCCAAGACCGACATCGCACTCATAGCCAAGCGCCTCAAGGTACCCGTGCACCTAACGTGGTCTTGCTACGCAGGTCGCGACATCCACTGCGGCCGGTGCGGAACTTGCGTCGAGCGCCTCGAAGCGCTGCACGCAGCAGGAGTCGACGACAAGACCCCGTACGAGGACTCGACGTACTGGAGAAGGGCCATAGCAAGTGTATAGCATCAAGAAGCGCTTCAGCTTCAGCGCTGCGCACTACCTGCAAGGTCTGCCTCCGACGCACCCGTGCTCCCAGCTGCACGGACACAACTACGAGGTCGAGATCGAAGTTCAGACTGCAGACGTAGACCGTGTAGGCTTCGTGATCGACTACAGGTCACTCGATGGCCTCAAGAAGATGCTTGACAGCCAGCTCGACCACCAGTGTCTCAACGACGTAGTCAAGTTCAACCCGACCGCCGAGAACGTCGCCTTCATGCTCTGGCACACAGCGCACGACGCTCTCGATCTGATGATGCGTGACAAGCACGACTACTACCGCCTGATCATTCACGTTTCGGAGACGCCGAAGACGTGGGCCAGCTACGATGGAGAGTCGACATGAGACTGGTCGAGCACTATACGTCGACGCAAGGCGAAGGACCTCGCGTCGGCGTCCTGACTCAGTTCGTGAGGTTCGCAGGCTGCAACTTGAAGTGCCCTCTCTGGCCATGCGATTCACAGTTCGCGATCGACCCGAAGCTGTACCGTGAGGAGCAGTATCCGCGTCGGCCGCAGGAGCTCGCAGCGGACATCGTAAAGATGCAGAAGGAAACAGGAGCAGCTAACATCTGCTTCACAGGCGGCGAGCCTTTCCTCCAGCCTCACGAGGAACTCGCTGGTCTTCTCCGAGCGTTGCTCGAACCACAAGAAGCAGCGTGGCAGATCGAGGCCTTCACCAACGGCACGTTCGAGGTACCAGCCGAGATCTTCCTGCTGGGCATGCAGCTCGTCATGGACTGGAAGCTGCCTGGCTCAGGCGAGAAGACCTGGCTCAATGAGCGTTCACGCAACCTAGCAGAGATGGCCAGGTACGGTGGCGCAGTCAAGTTCACAGTCGCCGACACCGAGGATTTCGACATCGCTATCGACGTATGGAACGTAGTCGTTCGGGACTCAGGCGTACCAGTCTTCGTCGGCCCGGTCTGGAGCGACAGCTGGGGAGCGACTGATATCGTCGAGCTCATCAAGCAGTACAAGGTGCCATGGCGCCTTAACGTACAAGTACACCAGTACATCTACGGACACAACGTGAGAGGAACATGACATGTGTGCTAAGCCTAAGGTCACGTGCAAGTGCAAGGTCAGTCCCGCTGCTATTATGTCGGCTACAGCCGTAGCAGGCGCAGCGGTCTTCTGGAAGATGTTCCTCGAGCCAGTCATCGGATCAGTCCTCGTCGGAATCCTCATTACGGTCTGGGCCGGAGTAGCCGCGATCGTCGGCACGATCATCTACATGGTCAGGCGCGAAGGCGGGTTCCGTATGGCGTATATCGGCGACCCGCGCAACAGACATGCGCTGGAGCACAAAGCAGAGGTCATTTCAATAACCAGGAAGGCCCCTGCAGCCATCGAGTCAGCCGAAGCGTACGGCAACAAGGTAGTCGGGCACAGTCAGCTGCTCAAGCTAGATCCATCGGAGGTCATCGAGAAGTGACGCTGCAATTCGATAACCTGAACGAAGCTGCAAAGTGTATGCTTGAGGTCGCAGCAAGCATGGATCCTACCAGCCCTCACTCCGAACGTACACCAGCACGATTCCTCAAGATGCTCAAGGAGATGACGACGCCCGAGGACTTCCGGTTCACTACGTTTCCGGCGAAGAGCAGGAACATGATCGTCGTCAAGCAGATCCCCATCACCAGCCTCTGCGCCCATCACGTTATTCCGTTCCGCGGGTTCGCTCACGTGGGCTACATTCCACAGGACCTCGTAGCTGGACTGTCGAAGATTGCCAGGCTAGTTCAGAACTGTGCTAAGGCGCTTTGTGTGCAGGAGGAGCTGACGGAGAACATCGCCGACCAGCTGGCGAAGCGACTCGATACTGATGACGTAGCAGTGGTCATGGAGTGCGAGCATCTCTGCATGACCATCCGCGGTGCTCAGGTTCCTGGCACTACCACCTACACCGCGACCATGAGAGGCGTGTTCGCTCTGCACGAGAGGACAGCCAAGGCCGAATACCTGAGAGCGATAGGACAATGAGCGAGAGCGTAACCATACCGTTCTCCTTTCCAGGCGAAGGTGCTGTCGTCGACGGCGTCTTCGTTACCGCCGACACTCCTATGGACGACAGACAGCTAGACCACCTAGCAGTCTACGGAATACGAGGTACAATGACAGACAGCACAATAGGTAGCGCTCTAACCCAAGCGCTTCAGGAAGCTGACGAAAGCTTCGTTGCGCGACTCCAGGAGCGCCTGGAGAAGGGCGACGAGAAGTACGGCCAGCTCAGGTTCCTCGAAGTGGACACGCTCGAGGAAGCGATGAAGGAAGTTCTCGACCTCGCCAACTACGCACGCTTCACCTACATCAAGCTCTTCCTGCTCCAGCGAGCCGCAACACGTACAGCGACGAAGAGCCCGCTCACTGATCGCCAGGGCTTCGTATCGCTCAAGGAAATGTTCGGAGGCAAAGAATGAAGGTGGCACTCATTCCGCCAGCAGGTCTGCTGCGCACAGTAGCAGACCAGCCTATGCACATGGTCATTCCGGAAGGCTGCAAGACCAAGGAGTACAAGAACTTCTACCGGGACATTGGCCTGTCACCTGACGTCACGATCATGCTCGACAACGGCGCCTACGAAGAGGCGAATAAGGAGTCTCTTCGCGCCGACAGACTTGTTCGGCTCATCTACGAATTTCGAGCAGACATCTTCGTCTTGCCTGACGCGATGCGCGACGGAGGAAGGACCATAGCACTCGCGAGAGACTTCCTGCACTACTGGGACATGTACCACATCGAGTACCTTCCAAAGCCCGTACAGTTCATGGGAGTAGTGCAAGGGCACGACCTGCATTCCATGAGGAAGTGCATCACCAGCTACGAAGAGCTCGAGGAGCAGTTCGAGATGTCGCTAGTGCTCGGTCTCTCGAAATGGATGACGCAAGAGAAGGGGAGCGGTTCCCGAATGATGCTAGCCACCTTGATCGAGGAGCACTTTCCGCATTCCATACACCTGCTCGGTATGTCGAAGGCCTGGCCCAAGGAGATACTCTACGCAGCCCAAGCGTGCCCGAACATCAACAGTGTCGACGCTACGGCGCCCTTCACCTACGCCATGAGCGGACTCAAACTCGGAGTCGACGAAGCGCCTGGTAGACCTGCTAACTACTTCGGTGCGGATACCAAGTCCGTAGACGAGGAGCTACTACAAGCGAACCTAGAGACGCTATGGAGCTGGGCAGATGGCCGAGAAGCCTAGGAAGCATCCGTACGCCGAATGCGAAAGGTGTGATCTGTATGAGATCGGTAGGTTCGTTCCGTCCGATGGTCCAGAACGCGCGACGCTTGCCGTTGTCGGCGAAGCTCCTGGCGCAAACGAGGCTCGCCTGGGAAAGCCTTTTGTGGGGGTCAGTGGTAAGCTCCTCGACAAGATCCTCGAGCACTACCACATCGAACGTTCGGCCACTCTTCTCACCAACGCATGCTTGTGCAGACCACCGGATAACGCTACCCCCTCCGCGCTCGCGATTCATGCATGCAGGCCCCGTCTCGTTCAGGAGCTACAAGAGCGAGGTGTCGACACGGTTGTGGCTCTGGGTAACTCGGCCGCACGATCGATCATGGGAACTAAAGATGGCATCACTCGACTCCGAGTCGGGCCGCCGAGGGAAGTACCGGAGCTTGGACTTCAAATCATACCGACGTTTCATCCAGCCGCCTGTCTCAGGCCTAAGGGAGACTCCTTCTTCCCGTCCATCGTAAACGACTTCGGAAAGCTCGTAAGGAGCAACGATGAGTGGAGAGAGCCCCAGTTTGTCGTTGTGGATGACCGTGCTATGGCTCTTGCTGCAATCGGAGAGCTACCAGGAACTCCTGTCACAGTTGACATCGAAAGCGACGTGGACAAGGATGTCAGCTTCGAACATCCCTCACGTCATCGACTTCTCTGTGTGGGCATTGGATACGCACCAGGTAAGGTTTGTGTGTTCGGAGAAAATGCAAGCAATGACAACACGGTCCTCAATAGACTTGGATCTTATCTGCGTACACACAATCGTATCGTTGCTCAAAACGGCAAGTTCGACCTCGAAGGGCTCTTTCATCGTATCGGCGCAGTGCGGCTGTGGTTCGATACAATGCTTGCCTCCTATGCTCTTGATGAGCGTAGAGGTATCCACGGACTCAAGTACCTAGCAACGGAGCTGCTCGGAACTCCACGCTACGGCGACGAGATCAAGCGCTACCTCCGTCCTGGCAAAGGCTACGGCGTCATCCCTCGAGATGTACTGTACAAGTATAACGCTTACGATTGCGCTGCAACTTTCGCGCTGTACCAGCTCTTCGACCAGATGATGACGCCTGAGCTCCGAGCCCTTCATGACTTCCTAGTTCGAGCGTCGAACGAGCTTATGTATCCAGAGCTGAACGGTATCGGAGTCGATCTCAAGTACAACGACGAGCTGGCACAGTACTACAGCAGCAGACTCAGCGTGCTTGGCAAGGACATGCAAGTTACCTCCGGAAGGCTTCACTTCAACCCTAACTCGCCTTTGCAGATCATTGATGTACTCGAGAAGCGTTTCGGTATCACGGTACCCAAGAAGCGGAACCAGAAAGGTGAGCTTAGGCCCTGTACGGACAAAGAAGTCATTGCTAGTCTAGTCGACCGTTGCAAGGAACCATGGGGAGAGTACTATGACTTTCTCACAGCGTTGCAAGAGCATCGCCTCGACGCTAAGTCGTTTGGCACGTACGTCAAAGGTATTCGTAGGCGAGTGTACAAAGGTCGCGTCTTCCCGACCTTCCTACTACATGGCACGAACACCGGGAGGCTCTCTAGTCGTAACCCCAACCTTCAAAACATCACTCGAGGACCTCGACTCAGACGACAGTTCGTTCCTGTACATAGAGACAACGTATTCGTCAACGCCGACTATAAGCAGATTGAAGCACGTGTTCTGACTTGGCTTGCCAAGGAGGACTACCTACGAGACATCTTCAACAATCCTGAGCGAGACCTATTCGATGAGCTCACGCCTGTGCTATACGGCGATACGTCAGACCTTGACAAGTACGAGATGTACGAGCTGCGTATTCGCGTCAAAGCCTACTTCTACGGCCTAGGCTACGGCCGCGAGGCGAAGAGCATCGCTGAGGAGTACGGTATCACCGTCTCAGAGGCACAACGAGGCATGCGTGCGTTCTTCGGCGTTATACCTAACATCGTCGAGTACCGAGAGCAGACACGGAAGGATGTGCTAGCAGGCGAAGATCTCGTCACGCCGTTTGGCAGGCACCGTCGCTTCTGGCTCATCACGAAGGAGAACAAGCACGAGATTATGAATGAGGCTTTGGCCTTCAAACCCCAATCGATCGCCTCGGATATATGCCTGCAGGCTTTCACTTGGGTAAGACCAGCTCTTAAGGGTATCGGCTACGTGCGTAACATTGTACACGACAACATCATCGCCGAATGCCATAAGGACGATGCGAACAAGGTCGCCGACATACTACGATACTACATGGTCAAGTCCGGACAACAAGTCGTGGGAGACTACGTATCGATTGACATAGACGTGAAGACCGGAACAGATTGGGGACAGCTGTTATATGGCTCAGGGCCTGTGCGCTGAGTGTCGTCAACGTCCTGTTTACGCGCTGAGCAACGGCAGCACTGCAGGATACTGCTATCCCTGCATGCTAGACCATCGCCGCACCTTGGCTGCCATCAAGCGCATGTACCCCTACGCCAAGACGCTCAAGAAGCAGGGCGGCAGATGCGCTATATGCAGAAGGAAGCCTGAGCCTGGTGAAGTATTCCACTACGATCACGATCACAAGACTAAGCGGTTCAGAGGCCTACTCTGCCACCAATGCAATCACGGTCTCGGCGGATTTCACGACCGAGTCGACCTGCTAGAGGTCGCCATTGTCTACCTACAAGACCCGAATCCAATCAAGCACTACCTACTAACCGATACGCCTAGACGGCGTCTGAGAAGGACAAGGAGATACGCAAATGCCTAGGCACAAGGAGCGGACGCAAGAAGAAGACGCCCTAGGTTTGGCAGACAACGAGTTCCTAGACCCCAACGGTTACATTCGTGTCAGAGACCACACGCGCGTGGGAGGCAACGTTCTCAAGCACCGCCTGGTTATGGAACAGGCAATAGGAAGACCACTGCGGAAGGATGAGCAAGTCAGGTTCAAAGGGCACAAGCACAACCTTGACATTAAGAACCTCACGCTAGTCACTACCTATGGTGACAGGGCGGACATCATCAAGAAGATCAAAGTCAAGAGGGTTCGCATAGAGCAACTCAAACTCGAAATCAAGGACCTGGAGGACTTCCTGCTAGAAGTGAAGTCAGTCGAGCAGATCGGGCAAATGACTCCGAGGGAGGCTCAGGTCAACAGGGGAGAAGTGCCTTTCGAAAGGGCTAATCTTGAAAATCGATCTCAATGAAAAAGGTGCTCACGCGCGTTCTCAGAGTTCTAAAGGTGTTCTATCAAGCTCGACCTATCTCTTAACCCATATCTGTTAAGAAGTGCTCTATCTAGGTTTCTAAGGAGATTCAGTGGTCAAAGTCAAGATCTACCCAGACAACGAGCACGAGTGGCCTACGGCTACTGACTACGACATTGATCTGCAGGGAGGTCTCGAAGTGCTAGAGCACGAGCATGTAGTAGGACGCTACAGTCCTACGGTCTGGATAGAGGCAACAGACGGTCATGGCACGACACCGAATACTGACATAATGGAACGCGAAGCTAACCTGGAGGACCCAGAATGAAGATCCTCACACTTGATCCAGGAGGCACTACCGGCTGGGCGCTGTTCGAAGTGGACACGAAGAGCCTACGATCTTCCGAGTTGGATACGTTCCTCCGTGACCATATTCAGCAAGGCCAAATCGGCGACAACTCCGAACACCATCGGCTCCTGTGGTCTTTGCTGCATAGGGTCGCCCCCGACATAGTCGTCTGCGAGCGAGCAGACAACAGAGGCAACGAGTTCTTCAAGTTCATGGCCGTAGAGTACATTGGCATTGTAAAGCTGTACGTGAAGCTGAATCCGAGTTGCATACTAGTACTACTAGGAGCCGATCAAGCAAAGGGGTGGGTGACAAACGACAAACTACTACGACTCCTTATCCTATGTGTGCCGGCGACGAAATGGAGACACGCCAATGACGCTCTCCGGCACCTCGTCTACTACCTAGTGTTCAAGACCGGCAAAGCACTACAGCCGGTTCGCGACAACATCCTCGGTACGCTGAAGGAGTTGTCGCATGCAGGGTCCTGAGAAGTACGTGTCCACTTCAAGGGACGAACTCCAAGGGAAGGATGCTTATGCACCCCCTTATGGTCAAAGCTGCCGTAGGGGCAGCAATCGCACTGGGCGCAGGAACTGCGACAGTGTCTCACCAGTCCGTCGGGAGTACGGAAGCGGAGGTGGTTCAGGAAGTAACAGTCGTTTCTGTCTACATCGTCAGACCTGGCGACACACTCTCCGGAATCGCAATCAGGTTCTGTGGCGGAAACGCTAACGACTACTGGTCGCTAGCAAGAGCGAGCGGCATCAGCAATCCGAACGTCATCTATCCGGGTCAGCGCATCGTGCTCAGATGCGCGTCTTCGGGACCGACCGTCATCCGCAAGAGTGGAGAGATAGAACCGGATGGCGACAGCGACGACAACGGCCAGACGTCAGCCAATGGTCAGGCTGCGATCCCAGGCATCGTGATCGTCCGCTACAGCTACTACGGCCTAGAGCAGCTCTGGGCCTCAGCAGGAGGAAGTACCGCGCATGAAGCTGCAGCAGCGTGCATCGCGGAGAAGGAATCGGGCGGTTACATCTACGCCCTGAGCCCGACCAACGACTACGGGCTTTGGCAGATTCACAACGGTGGCTCTGCTATGTACGACGCCTACGCGAACGCCAGACGCGCTATCGCGATGTCTAGCGACGGCACCGACTGGAGCCAATGGACCACGCACTCGCTGTGCGGCGTTTAGGTAGAGCCCCGACTGGGCCTCGAGGGACGACGCCAGGAGCGGGCTAGCGACGGAGGCCCAGCCAGGACACTGTGAGCCAGATCAACCTAGCTCTTCGACCTTGCTGTCGGTAGATTGACTTGCGTCTGGACCGGATACCGTACACCACCGACAGTGACGGCCCCAGTGATCGTCACGATCATGGCACGACCGCTGTGAACACGGCTGGGTTGGACGTTGACGCGAACGTGAGTCCGCCGCCAGCCGGTGGATCGTACGTCACCGACGCCGCAGGCGTACCTGGCAACGTCATGTTGGTTGAGACGTCGTAGCCGACACCACCGACCACGACGTGTCCTGAAATCGTCGCGCCTTGCGGTGCAATGGGATCGTTACCTGCAACCGTATAGGTGAAGGTCAGGGTGGCACCATGCGCTGGAGTAGGATTGTCGACGTTGAGGTCACACGAGACTGCCACTACTCCTCCTTTCTGTTACAGCCCAAAGTTGGGAAAGAGAGTGATCGGAAGGTCGTCGTTGCGGAGGAAGCTACATCCGTCCACATTGCCGCCGGTGAAGTTAACGTGTCCCTTCGGATTGTCGGTGTTGAGGTTGATGGTCGCGGTACGGAACTGATTAGGTCCCGTACCGACGATGTGCCACGCGACGCGGACGGAAACGGTGCCTCCGCCAACTCGTCCGGGATCGCAGCAGAACCCGACGTGCGTGTAGTACTTGTCGAGCGAGACACCCACGTCCTTGCCGTCAGCTGGCGGTATGAAGCAGAATGTCCCCATGTCGTCCTCCTCTTGTAGTGGTGGTTGTTCTGGCGGCGTAGTCGTCCCGCCCTTAGCCCACTCGAGCACCTTGTCTAGTGGGAACCCGGCTCCTGGATCAGAATGATTGCATCCGGATGGGCCTAGCTCCGAATGGTAACTGACTCCCCATGACCCGCCCTGTGCCTGGCTAGATGAAAGGTCCGTTATCGGGATGCTGAGCTTCTTGCTCTCCTCGGCAATCCAGTCGGCCATGTTATGTAGCTGGTTTGACCGATTGTTAAGCCAGTAGTCCCGGCTCCATGAGGCATACCCACTCTGCTCCGCGCTAACAGAGACGGAGTTGTAGTTACACTGCGTCCATGCGCCGTTCCCACGGCTAACGCATTCCCAGACCTTCCCCCGGTTATTGTCGATACAGACGTGCGAGCT